TGACTGTGATATTTTTGCAACACAAAAAGGGTACCTACAGAAATCTCTATAGATACTGTCAATTTTTTGACGGATGATGTAGGGAAAAATAGATGAAATAAAAAAACACGGATACCTATGAGGTATATTAGCGTTCCTAATAGACATGGGGGACAGCCGGGGCTTAATAGTCTATATAGTTCTTTAGAACTCTTTAGAGTTTGTTATCATTATTTATTATTATTACTATCTTTTACAAACCTCTTAATAACTATATAGGTATTATAACATTCACTTGTATGATTGTCAATAGCTATGGTATACTTTTGTTTGTCAACCAGTACATTTTTTAAAGAGTGTGATAAAAATACAACACATAAGGATTAATTATGTTTGAAGCGTTAGTTTTAGTTTGTCTAATCTCTACAGAATGTATAGAATTGACAGACACTAGAGGTTTGCACAGAACAGAAATGTCTTGTAAAGCTAGAATAACCGAGATGGTTAGTGATTTTGTTTCTGATGAAAGAACACCTCCGGTTATAGGAATAAAATATAAATGTCAAATTAAAAAAGGTACACCTACTTAATGTTAGATAGTCATACCAATGAAGAACTCCCTGATATTCAGGGTGTGTCAGCCTACTTAACCCTGCGAGAGAAGATTAATAACTATAATAACTACAAAGCCAAGGATGATTTCCTAACCTTTGTCAAAATATTCGCACCCACAATTGTTTCAGACTTCCAAATGGGTAGGCATATTGAGTTATTATGTGAAAAGCTACAGGGAGTTGTGGACGGATCTACCAAACGACTGATGGTATTCCTACCACCTCGCTCATCTAAGTCGGTAATCTGTAGTAAATTGTTTCCTGCATGGTACATTGGTAACTTTGCACACCATGAAATTATGTCAGTGTCTCACTCTGACCAGCTTGCCAGTGATTTTGGTAGAACTGTCAGGGATATTGTCAATACTGAGAAGTTTCAAAAGATTTTTAGAGGTGTAGCACTACGTAGTGACGTTAAAGCAGCAGGTAAATGGAAAACAAACCAGAATGGTTCCTATTATGCAGCAGGTGTACGAAGCCAGGTAGCTGGTCGTGGCGCACACGTAGCCCTATTGGATGACGTAATGTCTGAAGAGGATTCATTTAGCGAGGCAGGACGTAGGTATATCAAGGAATGGTATCCTGCAGGCTTACGTACACGTATCATGCCTAACGGTTCTATTATTATTGTCAATACTAGGTATCACTATGATGATCTTTGTGGTTGGCTATTAAAACAAGAGAGTAAGGTAGAGGAAACAACAAATAAATGGGAAGTTATTAGTATACCTGCATGGCTTGACGAGGAAGCTGCAGACTTATTAGGACTACCAGAAGGTACTTCGTACTTCCCTGAGTGGAAACCTGACGAAGTTCTTAGGGTTGACGAACAGGAAATACGAGCAACCAACGGTGCAAGGTACTGGAACTCTTTGTATATGCAAGATCCTAGTCCAGATGACGGTGGTATTATTAAGAAGCGTTGGGTTAGCTGGTGGGAAGATGACGAGCCACCTAACTGTGACTTTATTATCCAGACCTATGACACGGCCTTTAGTACCCGCAGGACTGCCGACTACAGCGTTATCCAGACGTGGGGTATCTTTAGTCAGTTTGAAAAAGACGAGTACGGTGGTGAGCATATTACATCCAATCTAATTCTCCTAGGTAACATCCGGGGGAGGTTTGAATATCCTGAACTGCGTAGGATTGCCCAAGAATTATATCAGGAGTATAGACCCGATGTTTGTATTATTGAAAAGAAAGCTTCAGGACAATCCCTTATACAGGATATGAGAAGGGCAGGTCTACCTGTACTGGATTATCTACCTGACCGTGACAAGGTTGCAAGGGTATACGCTTCAACGCCTATGATGGAATCAGGGCGTGTGTGGCTACCAAAAGACAGACAATTTGCAGACGATTTGTTTGAAGAGTGTATGTCATTCCCTAACGGCGCACACGATGACCAAGTTGACTGTATGACTATGGCTATTCATTACATGAAGGACAGTTGGAACCTTATCCACCCTGAAGATCCTAATTGGGAAGACGAGCCAAGAACAAAAAAGAGGGTTGCATATTGGAGAGCTTAAGAGTATAATATAAAAATTGATTAATACTAATTTACAAGGACACGTAAATAATGGCAACAGAGAAGAACCCTTATGAGGTTGACGCACCAGTAAGCAATGTCATTGCACTGGATGTTGAACGAGATCCCACAGACAATGTAAGTATTGAAATAGATCCAGAAACAGGCGAAGTCGAAGTAGACTTCGGCTCTGTAGAAGTTGAGATTGACGAAGACGGTATTGCCGTAATGGAAAAAGGCGGCTTCTATGAAAACCTAGTTGAAACTCTGGACGAAGATGAACTACTAGACATTGGTAATCAGGTATGTGAAAAGTTTGAAGCAGACAGAGATTCCAGATCTGAATGGGAATCTATGTTTGAACGTGGCTTTGATCTGCTTGGTCTTAAGCTTGACGAAACTACAGAACCATTTGAAGGTGCAGCAACTGCAGTGCATCCATTGCTTATTGAATCCGCAGTAAAGTTTCAGTCAAGAGCTTCCCAAGAATTATTCCCAGCCGCTGGACCTGTAAAGACACAGGTATTAGGCGATGCTACAGAAGAAAAACAACGTCAGGCATCACGTGTTCAGAACTTTATGAACTATCAGTTGACTGAACAAATGCCCGAATACTTTGATGAATTTGAGAGGATGCTGTTCCATCTTCCACTCATAGGTTCTGCGTTTAAGAAAATTTACTATGACGCAGCAGAAGAACGCCCTGTTAGTGAGTTTGTTCCCATAGATCAATTCTACGTGTCCTACTATGCCACAGACTTACGCAGGGCTGACAGGTATACCCATGTAATCTATCGCAGTCCACACGAACTGTATCGTCAGATTGAAGCAGGCATGTACGCCGAAATAGATCTGCCAGAAGCTAAACAACCAGAACAGTCTGCTCTTACTGAAAAGATGGACACAGTTCTAGGCTTGTCACCTTCAGGCGATGACGATCCTCAGTATGTGTTGCTTGAACAGCACTGTTATCTGGACATTGAAGATCATGGGTATGCCTGTCCCTACATTGTAACTGTAGAAGAACAGTCACGTATGGTTTTGTCTATTCGCCGTAACTGGAATGAAGATGACAAAACAAAGAAAAAGAAAATGTTCTTTACACATTATCGGTTTGTTCCGGGCTTTGGTTTTTATGGTCTAGGTCTTATCCATTTCCTTGGCAACCTTACCATGTCTGCAACTGCAGCACTGCGTAACCTTATTGACGCAGGACAGTTTGCTAACTTGCCTGGTGGATTTAAAGCCAAGGGTGTACGTATTGTAGGTGACAACGATCCAGTGGCTCCGGGTGAATTTAAGGAAGTAGAAGCAACAGGCATGGATCTTACCAAGTCTATTGTGCCTTTACCTTATAAAGAACCTTCAAGTACATTGTTTACGTTGCTACAGTTTATTGCAGCGGCAGGTCAGAAGTTTGCAGATACGACTGAGCAAGTCATTACAGATGGGGCTAACTATGGTCCTGTCGGTACGACTATGGCATTGCTTGAAGCATCTAGCAAGTTCTTCTCAGCTATTCATAAGCGTCTACATAAGTCACAAAAAGACGAGTTTAAAATTCTTGCTCGTTTGAACTATGAGTTCTTGCCTAATAAGTATCCATATGATGTACCAGGTATTACAGAAAATGTCTTTAGGCGTGACTTCGATGGGCGGGTAGACGTTGTTCCTGTCAGTGATCCAAACATTCCGTCATCCGCACATCGTCTTATGATGACACAGATGGCTATGCAGTTGGCTCAAACGGCTCCTCCGGGCATGTACAACATGGAAGAACTAAACCGTACATTATTACATGCGGCTAATATCCCTAACATTGATAAGATCCTTCCAAGTAAACTGGCAGCACAACCTCTTGACCCTGTGTCAGATATTGAAGCAGCAGTTAAAGGATTGCCTATCAAAGCATTTGCTGGACAAAATCATGATGCACATATTCAAATCAAGACTATGTACATGCAAGATCCTATGAATGGTGGAAACCCAATGATGCAACGTATTGCTCCTGTCCTTCAGGCAAACATTCAAGAGCATATGATTATGAAGTATCAGGAACAAATACAAGGTGTAACACGTGGTATGATGGCAGAGGCACCTGCGGGTGATCCAAATGCTCAGAACCCACAGATTATTGAAATGGTTATGGCTCAAGCTGCACAGCAAGTTATGCAAGCAAACCAAGCCGCTTCTCAAGCTGGTCCTACACCAGAGCAAGCAATGGTTCAAATGGAAGCACAACGTCTTGACATTGAACAGCAAAAAGTACAGGCACAACTTGCCAAAGAAGCTGTCGAAGGCGCACTCAAGCAACGTGACCTTGACCTTAAAGAACAGAAGCTTTCTCTTGATGCCTATAAGATTGGTGCAGAAAATACCTTGAAAGCTGACGAAAAAGAAGCTGATCGTAATAACAAACGTGCAATCGAAGCCCTAAAGCTTATTGCTGATTTGATTAAGACGCAAGAGCAGCTTGATCAAACAGAAGCTATGAAAGGGGTTGACGTTCTTACTAAGGTTCTATTAGAAGGAGCAAAGCAAAGTGGCTCTCAGTAAAATACTTAAAGAAGTAATTAAGGGTTCTGCTAAACAAGCCCCTAAAAAAGCTGCACCCAAAGTTGCACAAGGTGACTTATTTGAATCTATGGCTAAGTCACCTGAAGCTGCTCAACAAGAACTCAAGCGTATTATGTACACCAACCAAGAACGTACAGGAACTATTGGTGGAGAGTTTAGACCTATTGAAGGTTTTGATCCTGAACTTAAACGTCCTATTATTGGGGATGACATATCAAACCTGAATAGTCCTTATATTGAAGTAGAAGCACCTGCGGGTGCTTTACTTCGCAGGGAAGCTAAGATGATGGTAGATCCTAACTTAGCACCTGATATTCCTGTAGGTAATCCTGTCAAGGGTGCTAAAACTGTAATGACAAATCTCATTGATAGTAAAGGTCAATGGAAATGGATACAAGCACCAGAAGGTTATGAAGATAATACATTTCTTGTAGCAATGAAAAGTAGTAATAAAGACTTTACTCCTACAGGGGCAGACCATGCCTACACTTTAAAAACAATTTATGAAAAAGGTGGCAAGATGGCTACCTATGATACTCGTGCTAAAGCTTTTAGAGATAAGTCTATTCAGGAAAGTGAAGCTATGTTAGAAGAAGCTCTTTCTCGTTTAGATAATTCAAAGTTAAGATCAAAAGCACGAAGAGATTTAAGAGGTGATAATCCTCGTGGTAAGCCTACAACAACTGGTATTCCAGAGTTTGGTCCAGTTGTAGGTACAATTAAAACTGCAAAAAAAGAACATCCTGTATATGAGTATGTTGTCATGCGGGCTGAAGGTGGTTCCGTAGGTCGTGTAGAACGTAACCCTTATGGTTCAGATTACCAGAAACTAATTTAATGATTTATGAAGAAATTTACAGAACACTGGCAAAAGAAATTGAATCAGTGAAAATAACGCTTGCATCTGGCGGTGCTTCGGATTATCATAGCTATACAAATCTAGTTGGGCGTATTCAAGGACTTGAGTATGCCTTAGTGGAAATTAAAAGTATAGTCAACAAAATGATATACGAAGATGACGAGGAGTAAAAATGCAAGCAGTAGCAATGGAAAAAGCAATGTTGAACGATCAGTGGATCTCTGCAGATGAAGCACCAGATCCAACTGTTCTTCCACATATCCCAGGTTATCATATTCTTGTAAGACCTGTATCCGTAAAGAAACAAACAAAAGGTGGTATTCTACTACCTGATTCTACAGTAAATGATATTTCCATCCTTACAACGGTTGGCAAAGTTCTAGCAATCGGTGATACAGCTTATGAAGATGACAAGAAATTTCCAAAAGGTCCTTGGTGTTCTGTTGGAGATTATGTCTGTTATGGAAAACATACAGGACAGAAGTTTTTTTATAAGGGAGTAAGAATGCTTTTGATGTTTGATGATCAAATATCTATGGTCATTAATGATCCAAAAGAACTAGATCCAACCTTTAACCTATCAAATTAACCCACTAGCTATTGTATAACCTACTTAGTTAGTGTATTATAACAATTAAGCGTAATTCGTCAGTAATCGCATCTGACGTTAAAAGGAGAATTATATGTCTGATGATTGGACAACGGTAAGCCCTCAAGCCGAAAAAGAGGAAGAGAAGGTAGAGTTTGAAATTGAAAACGAAACCGCCTCAGAAGAAGAACAACCACAGCTAGATCTTGGAGATGCCGAAGATGTTCAGCAAAAAACCCAAGAGCAAGGGGTGGCAGAAGAAACTGAAGAAAAAGAATCGGGCGCACAGAAGCGTATTCGCCAACTTGTTCGACAGCGTAAAGAGCGTGAGGCACAGATTGCTGAATTGCAGTCTCGTCAAGAAGCTCTTGAGGCTAAACTAAAAGAACGAGAAACTGAATACGCTAATAGCATTAAGAGTAATCTTGATAATAATGAGCGTTCAATTGCCGATAAGTTAGAAATGTCTAAGAATGCTTATCGTCAAGCCGTTGAAAGCGGAGATGCCGACAGGATGTTGGCTGCACAGGAAGCTATGACTATTGCTCAAACAGAAGCTATGCAGCTTCGGCAAAGTCAACACGCATATCAAAAGTACCAAGAGGAACTTGCGAACAGCCGTGAAGCATCACCTGCACAGCCAGCAACAGTAGCAGCAGAAAATTATGATCCTAAAGCGATTGCATGGGCTGCTAAAAATCCTTGGTTCGGACAGGACAATATTCTTACTCAGGCTGCGCTTCAGATTGATGCCAGCATGAAGGATGAGGGGTATGACCCATCAGACGAAGAGTATTATGAAGAGATTGACAAAAGACTTTCAAGTGCTTTTCCTTCTAGGTTTGAAGCATCAGAGAAAGTCGAAACACGGAATGAAGCACCGAGCAAAGCTTCTCAAGTTGTAGCAGGAGCGTCACGCACTCCCAATCCTAGCTCTGGTCGCAAGGTTAAGTTATCTCAAGAAGATGTACGGCTTGCAGAGAAATGGGGGATACCACTTGAACAGTACGCAGCCGAAAAGCTTAAAGTAGAAAAAGCAGACGGTGAATACACCAGTATCAACAATCAGCGTGGAGGTTATTAACATGGCACGAACAACAATATCACGTAGTGAGGAGTCTCGTGAACTCAATTCTAGAGAACAAGATGACTATGAATATAGGGAACCAAACCTTCTCGATATTCCTGAATCAGTTGAGCATCGTTTTATTGACCAAGGCTTAAAGCTACGGTGGATTAGGATCTTATCACGGAATCAGGATGATTATCGAAACGTAGGCAAACGTCAGGCCGAAGGTTGGGAATTTGTTACTGTAGATGAAGTTCCAGAGATGGCTCATTCTTCTTTCGTGAGTGAAGAAGGACGGTAGGAAGGCACGGTCTGTCGTGGAGACCTAGCATTGGCAAAGATGCCGTTGCGTAAAGCCCAAAGCCGTAAGGCATATTACCAGAATCAAAGTAAGGAAATGGTTGACGCAGTTAATGCCCAGCTAATGAATTCAAGTGATTCACGTATGCCAATTCGTAACAATAGTAAAACACAAGTTACTAGAGGTCGGCCTTCAAAGTTTCAAGACTAATCTTGAACAGGGTCGGTAACTAGTAGTGTCATTTAATTTAATGGGAGAAAAAATATGACTGCAACACTAGCATTGTCAGGCTTCCGACCTTCTCGCAAACGTGGCGGTAACATGAATAACGATGGGCAAAATGAGTACCCAATCGCTTCTGCTTACGCCGCTAACATTTTTACAGGCGATCTTGTCCGTATTAATGCAGGGAATGTTGAAGTCATTACGACTGTAACTGAAATTGTTCAGGGTGTATTCATGGGATGTCGTTACGTAGCTAACGGTGAGCAGAAGTTCAGTAAGTACTGGCCTTCAGGCACATCAGCTACTAATGCATACGCCATGATCGCTGACGATTCTCGTGCCGTGTTTGAAGTACAAGCAGATGCATCTGTAACTGCTGGTGATCTTCACGGTTCTCAAAACTTTGCTGTAACACTTGGAACAGGTTCTACCTTTACAGGGCAATCAGGCCACGGTATCGCTGCTGCTACTCGCACTTCTGGTATCGCAATGTGCCGTTCTCTGGATTCAGTAGACGAGCCAGGTAACGATGTAGCTGTAGCTGCTGAGAATGCTTATCTTAAGTTGAATGTACAACTCGTTCAGCACACAGATAACTTCTTGACTGCCGCTGTTTCTGCACCAGCAACAATCACAGCTTACCTACTAGGTTAATAAGGGAGATTAAATCATGGCTATTAATA